TGAATACAGTTCTGAAGTTATTGAAACCGGCATTGCTGAATTGGATGCGAATGCTGAAGAAGATAGTCTTGATATGTTAATTTATCAATTCTTGTTGGAAGATAATACATTATTCTTACTTGAAGATTTCTCTAGTTTAATACTTGAAAGTTATTCAACAGTAGGTAGTGATGCACAAACTGATACTGAAGATTTTAAAAATTTCAATACTGTTGAAGATATTTTAGATTTTTCTGAAGTGAATCCTTTTGGAGAAATAATCTAATGTTTAAAAATGTACAATTTTATCACCAACACGTAAAAAAAGCAATCACTGCTTTTGGTACAATATTTTCTAATATTAACATAAATCGTATTGACGGTAATAATGTTACACAACAAGTACTGAGAGTTCCTTTAGCATATTCTACTAAACAAAAGTTTTTATCAAGAATCAGAACCACAATAGATGAAAGAAGGGATTTAACCGCATTACTTTTACCTAGAATGGGATTTGATATACAATCTTTTCAGTATGATGTAGCTAGAAAAGTAAGCCCTATACAAAATAATAAAGCAATAATAGACGGAGCACCTGTCACCAGTGTTAGCAGATCGTTTGTATCTACACCTTGGAACATGACATTATCGTTATATGTGTATGCAAAAAATCAGGAAGATGGTCTACAAATTATAGAACAAATTCTTCCATTTTTTAATCCAGATTTTAGCATTACAGTAAATGAACTTCCTGAGCTAGGAATAAAAAGAGATATTAAAATTACGTTAGACAGCGTAAATTATGAAGATAATTATGAAGGTGACTTAGCAGCAAGACAAAGTATTATATGGACTTTAGATTTTACTATGAGACTAAATTTTTATGGCAATGTTTCAAATCAAAAAATTATTAGAGAAGCAATTGCTAATGCATATACTAGTCTAGAATCTGAAACAGGAACTAAAGTAACTGCTTCAATTGAGGCAACTGGAGATGTTGATCCAGCATCACCTGCTGACCCACATATTTTTGTTGTAAATTTTGATGATGTTTATGAATCTTAAAACCATAGTAATGAG